ATGGAAATCTAATTACTGCATATGCCTGAGCAACGTTATCATAATCATCAAGATAAGTTGTAGACCCATTAGGAATACTGGATTCTATGATATTGTCGGTAATTTCATATGATGGTAAGGAGTTTGATGCTACATATCCCTCTTTATCTCTATTATTGTAAACGTTTAAAATATTTGAAATATAATTACTATCACCCAATAGAAGGGGTACAGATGCACTTGTTGCTTTCTTTATCTTTCTTCTAATATCGTAAGATTGTGTTGAAATCTGAGAAAATCCAGAAAGATTACTTAAAATAACCTGATTTAATGCAGTATTAACACTAGTAACTATCGCATTGGTGGAAGCAACATTATTTGTGTATGCAAATAAAATGTCAACAATGTCACCTTCACGTAAACTAGACTTATCAATTAAACTTGATAATGTAAAAGTTGATCCAGAAATACTTGATACTTGATACCTTGAACTAGTATTATAAATCCAAGAATTAGCGAATACTTCTTTGTATGTTTTGTCTCTTGTTGTTGGATTAGTAATAACTTCTCCAAGATTTTTTACAACTATTTCTTCCCCTTCTTCAATAAGAAAGACATCATCAACTTCCTCAAATTCTGAAATGACTCCAGTTATACGTAAATCAACTCTTTTTGCTAAGTCGGCATTTTCATATCCAAAAATAGTTTCATTTGATCTAATATCAGAAGAAATTGATATTGTGCTAGTGATTCCAGAACAACCAAAAAATTGATTGATACTTTTTGAAGTATAATCAATCATGTCATTTCCTGATACTAGTATACCAGTTTGTCCAAATCCAATAGTAGAATCGACGGAAATAATTGAAGATCCAGCAGAAACAGACTCTAAAACTTTTGTTTTACCTGGAATAGTGAAAATTCCCTCAATTAAATCTCTATCACTATATCCAACAAACAAACCTAACTTATAATAAGATTCATTATTTCTTGTAAAGATTTGAACATCAGAAACAGATGCGTTAGTTTTTGTATCCGTAGATTTAAATATTGTTTGTCCTTCTAATTTTAAAGGATCACCAGAAATATTTTTAGCTACAACAATTTCTCTTCTAATATAATCTGCTGATGATGGTTTAATTAACCTACCCTCAAGATCTAAAACTTCCGCATTTACGCCATACAAAACTTTAAAAAGAATTCTTATAGATTCCCCAATACCTTTCGATTGATAGAAATCTCTTGCGTGCTTAATAAAGTTTCCTACGTCCAAATCAGAAACAAAATCAAAACTTTCTAATCCAGGAGTAAAAGCATATTTTAATTTTTTATAGAATTCTTGTAAGAATAAAACACTTAAATTTGTTACTTTTGAATTTTGATTATGACTTGCTGCTGTTGTTTTTGAAAAAGTTAAACTTTGCTTATTAACATTATCATCAAAACTAGAAATGCCAACATTAGAATAGTTAGTGATTCCACTAAATCCACGTATACAACCAGTAAATGTATTTGTGGTAATTCCGGTATATGTAACAATCTCATCATCTATTCTTAATAAACCATACTCTGTTGGGAATCCCTTTGTAGAGGTTACAGTAACAATTCCAGCAGAAGATGATATACTATAAGTTAATGATGTTTGACCAGTAATAACTTCTGGAACTAAATTGTCGAGTTTTAAGTATTGATCTAAATTTTCGGCAATATCAACAGTTCCACCCTGAAATTCTTGTGAAACGTAATACTGCTTAAAAAATTCAGTTGCTTTTGGAAAATCTGAAACTATAAATTCTGGAAGTTGACTTTCAATAATCTTATTGATTTGTACTCTCTTCTCAAAATCTGACATATTTTATTTCCTCTCGATTTCTCCGTTAGAATAACTTGAAGTATAATAATCTCTGGTAAAGGTAACTCCGGAAATATCTTCCCCAGAAGCAATAACATCTCTAAGCATATTTATCTCGCTATTTGGAATGTCAAAACTCAAATATAAGTCTTTCAATCCAACTACATCATTAGAATCTGGAAATGCCTGAACTTCAATGATATCGTTTTCTGCCACCGTTGAAGTGATGTTAATCGTGTTAATAATAATTTCCCCATTTGTGTAGTCAACAGTACCAACAGATTTTAAAATAACAGCATTTTCACCCTTTTCAGTTGGTTTGATGACTGCTAAATCACCTAAACCACTTCCATCTAATTTTCCATCTGTATTTTTTCTTGGAACATCTGTAAAATATACAATATCATTATCGAAACCTTGAACTTTAAATCCAGTGCTTTTGATATTAAATCCCTCTGGATTAATATGGAAACGGTTTCCAAAACACAATTCATATTGGGCAAATTGATTCACAAGAACTTTCATATCTCTTCTAATCCTAACCTTAGTAATATTAGAAGTGATAGCATTATCAACTCTATCAATTAATTGAACAATCTTACTGTATTTAAATCTGCCACCAAATCTATTCATATCCACACTTCTAGAATATTCTGTCAATGCAGAAGTAATAGTTGTTTTTAAATCATCTGGATTTGAAACTTGATTTGTATTATAGTAAACTGACGCATCAATCTCAACATATAAGACTTTAAGATCAACAATTTTTTGGTTAATACCTGCAATGGAATATTGTTTCAATCTATTCAAAATATTTTGTTTATCAAAATCTGAAACATATGTCCCATTTTTTGGTTTAATGCTAATTTGAACCGTTCCAAATTGTGGTGGAACTAATTCTTCTCCACCAACAACAGCAACGGATTCTGCATTTGGGTAAATTGATTGTATAATCGCCTCATAATCTCTTGACGTTACTGCTCTGTATTGTGCCGAATAAAGTCTTGGAGCAAAATATTTTATTGATGCTACTGGTTCAATTTCTCCACCATTTGATGACTTTTCAATGGTATTGATTGTAACGGATCCAGAAGGAATTATTCTAATATTTGAAGAATCTACAAAATTTCCTTGAAAATCAAATACTGATGCACCATTACCCCTTTCACCATCGGTTACGATATATTTTGCAGTAATAATTGAATTATTTTCAAGTTTTTTTCCAAAATATCCATCACCAAAGAGTAGTTCATATTTTTCATCTTGAACTTCTTGAATCAAGTATATTTCGGAATTTTTATCTAATCTCAATATATTATCTACCTTAAAATATTCTCTACCTACTCCACTGTCATTGATTCCTTTTACATAAACAACCAATCTTGAAATATCAATGTTTGGATTTTCAAGAATAAATCTTTGGTCTTGAGAATTATCAACGGTCCACTGCTTCGTTAATAAGTTTCCTTGATAAATGTAAACTGGAGAAGTTGATGATCCAAACTTCGCAATACCATTTTTTACTGTTGTTGTAATATCTTCGGAAATCGAAAATCTATATGATGTATTATCATATGATCCAACACACACCAGACCCGCTTGAAGAGTCATGAAAGCACTCGAGGTATTGGTAGGAACCTCAAAAGTAATTGCCGCCCTAGAAGCGGTTTTGGAGCGAGGTACGTATCCAATATTTCTTGCTAATGAAACTACATTTTCTCTGACAGTTGCAGAATCCAAGAAGGATTCATTCACAACCATATTTGAGTTAAACGCTGTAATATAAGTATTATACGCAAGAGTGTCAATTAAGACAGAGAAATTAGATCCTTCAAAGTCAAAATCCGTGAAATTTGAATTTGCACGGAGATAATCTTTGATTTGAGTTTTAATTTGATCGAAATCTAAATTCGTAAACTGTGTGAAAGGCATTTTATCTTGTTGCCTCTAATAAGAATGTAAATTGTTGTGTTGGAAAATCTTCTCCGATGATATCAAAAATGACAGTCACTTCAAAAGTATTGTCATCTGGCCTTGCATCAACATTAACAACTACATTATCTACACGAGTCTCAAAATTATTAATTGTAGTTCTAATTTGATCCTCAATGATTCCTGCTGTACCATAATCGACAAATTCAAACAGACTTCTACGAACATTTGATCCGAGAAGAGGATTGAAAAATCTTTCTGTTGGAATTGTTTCTACCAAATTTCTCACAGATCTGGCAATCGCTCTTTCATTAGATAAAACAGGCAGATCTTTTGTCACAGGATGAGGTTCAAAAGATAAACTAATATCCTTGAATGATCTGGATATTCTTGTGACTGCCATTGATGGATAAGTTTTCTTGATTTATTTATACCTACTGCCAGGAAGATCCATAGTTTGGTTCGGTTCCATAATCCCAATCATCATAGTCTTCATCATTACGAATTTTTTCATGTA